TTATTCACCCTCACAAAGAGTCCCATCTAAAACGTCAGAAGGAGATTATGTAGAATGTCATGTTGTAGACAGTATAGATATTTTATATGATGCAATTGGGGATTATGCAACTTATATTGAAGATTTTATTATGGATTTAGAAAAAGTATTTCCAACATTGGGTAAAGATTGGGGAATTTATATGCCTGAAGTAAAATATTTATCACCTGAACCTTTAGTTAATTATAATAATTTAAGTTTAACTAGGTTTCCTAATGTTCATTTTGTAGGTGATGCATTATCAGCAAGAGGTATTACAGTATCAGGGGCACAAGGAACATTAGTAGCAGAACAAATATTAATATTAGATAAAGAATTAAATGATTTTTTAAATGATCCTGTTAATAATAAAGAACCACATGAAATGGGTGATATGCATGAAAATCTTATAGGAGGTTTAACGATGCCTAAAGAAAATACTAATAAATTAAATAAAGATTATCCTGACTTTATAGAAAACATAAATTTTTAAAATAATGAATTTAACAAAAAAACATAAAGAAAAAGCTTTAGCAGAAGAAATAAAAAACATTAAAAAATGGATAAATCCTAAAGCTAAAGTTAGAAGAGTAGCTAAAATTGAAGAAGATGGTTCTAAAACAATAGCTCTAGCTTTACAAATGGGAGACAGAACAGTATTTCATAGCGAAAAAGGTCCAGCTTTAATTAATAAAGAGCAAAAAAGAAAAGAATACTATTTAAATGGTATTGAGTATGATTATGAAATATGGAATGAAATTATGAAAGGTAAAGAAGGTTTACCTTGGTATAAAAAACCTGCTCCTAAAGGTGTAACTCATAGAAATTAAATTATGAAAATAGGTTTTTGTGGGACAATGAGTGTAGGAAAAACTACATTAGTAAATGCATTAAAAGAATTATCTGAATTTAAAAATTATACTTTTAGAACAGAACGTTCTAAATATCTTATGGAAATGGGTATTCCTTTAAATACTGATTCAACATTAAAGGGCCAATTAGTATTCGCAGCTGAAAGGGCAAGTGAATTAATGCAAGAAAATATAATCACTGATAGAACAGTAGTTGATGTAATGGCATTTGCTAAATTATCTACGTCAATGACTGGTGGGGAAAAATTTTATTTATGTGCTACTATTCAACCTTTAATGGATGAATATGATATTTTATTTTATATTAGTCCTAAAGGTGTAGAAATAGAAGATAATGGTATTAGGGAGACAAATGCAGAATATAGAATAGCTATTGATAAAGAAATTAAATCACAAATACAAATGTATGGGGGTAAAAAAATTATTACTATTAATGGCACAGTTAAAGAACGTATAGAACAAGTAAAAAATACTGTATCTCAATATGTATAATATATGGCACAACCTAACATAAAACAAATCATAAAACAGGAGTACATTAAGTGTGCTAAAGATCCTGTTTATTTTATGAAAAAATATTGTTGGATTCAACATCCAACAAGAGGTCGTGTACAATTTAATTTGTTTCCATTTCAAGAAGGTACATTAAATTTATTACAAAAGAATGATAGAAGTATTATTCTTAAATCTCGTCAGTTAGGGATTTCAACATTATCCGCAGGTATTTCATTATGGATGATGTTATTTCAAAAAGATAAATCAATACTTGTAGTAGCAACTAAACAAGACACAGCAAAAAACTTAATAACAAAAGTTAAGTTTATGTATGACAATTTACCTTCATGGTTACAAATTGGTTTTACAGAGAATAATAAATTAGCATTAAAATTAAAAAATGGTTCCCAAGCAAAAGCAGTATCAGCAGCAAGTGATGCTGGTAGATCGGAAGCAATTTCTTTACTAATTATTGATGAGGCTGCCTTTATTGAAGGAAATAGAATTGAAGAAATTTGGGGTGCATCACAACAAACACTATCAACGGGGGGTAAAGCAATAGTTTTATCTACACCAAATGGAACAGGTAACTTTTTTCACAGAATGTGGAATAAAGCAGAAGAAGGAGTTAACGGATTTGTTCCTATTAAACTACACTGGTCTGTTCACCCTGAAAGAAACCAAGAATGGAGAGACAAACAGGATGATGAGTTAGGTTTAAGAATGGCAGCACAAGAATGTGATTGTGATTTTACAACCTCAGGTAATACAGTATTTGAAACAGAAATAATGAAATTTGTTGAAGAAACAAATATATGTAGTCCTTTAGAAAAAAGAGGAGTTGAAGGAAATTTACATATTTGGGAATACGCAGACTATACAAGAAATTATATAATAACAGCGGATGTAGCTAGAGGTGATAGTAAAGATTATTCTGCTTTTCATATTATTGATATTGAAGAATCAAAACAAATTGGTGAATTTAAGGGCCAAATTGGTACTAAAGAATTTGGACATATGTTAGTAGCAATAGCAACCGAATATAATAATGCATTACTTGTGGTTGAAAATGCTAACATAGGATGGAATACTATTCAAGTAGTAATAGATAAAGGATATAATAATTTATATTATTCACCAAAGGGAGACGCAGCAACAAATGCAGATTCATATTTAGCTAAAGGGTATGACATAACAGATACAACAAAAATGGTTCCTGGTTTTACAATGTCGATGAAAACAAGACCATTAACAATAGGAAAATTAGATGCCTATTTAAGAGATAAAGCAATTACTATTCAAGGAAAAAGAACATTAGAAGAAATGCGTACTTTTATATGGAAAAACGGAAGAGCAGAAGCACAAACGGGATATAATGATGATTTAGTAATGTCTTTAGCAACAGCATGTTATGTAAGAGATACAGCTCTTAAATTTGCACAACAAGGAATCGACATAACAAAAGCAACATTAAGTAACTGGTCAAAAAGTTCAACTGGTATTTATACAGGTGGAGTAAGTAAAAAAGAAGCAGGTTGGACACAAGACTTAGGAGATCGAGGACAGCAAGATTTAACTTGGCTCCTTGACGATTAATATATTTATAACAAACACAAAAGCATGGCAGATACTAGTTTATTTACAAGATTACAACGATTATTTTCAAGTGACGTAATAATAAGAAACGTTGGAGGAAAACAACTAAAAGTAATGGATACAGGTAGGATCCAAAAATATGGAAACCTAGCTACAAATTCTCTTTATGATAGATTTACACGTTTACATAAACCAGTAGGTTCATCATTACAATACAATCCTACACTTAACTATCAGTCAATGCGACTACAGCTTTATAGTGATTATGAAGCAATGGACCATGACCCTATTATAGCAGCTGCTCTTGATATTATGTCTGATGAAACTACAGCAAGGAATGAATATGGAGATGTTTTAAATATTAATTCTTCAGATGAAAATGTAAGAAAAGTATTACAAAATTTATTTTATGATGTTTTAAATGTAGAATTTAATTTAGCTACATGGATTAGAAATATGTGTAAATATGGAGATTTTTATTTAAAAATGGAGGTAAGTGAAAAATTTGGTGTTTATAATGTTATTCCTCTTTCAACTTATGAAGTAGTAAGAGAAGAAGGAACTGATCCTGATAATCCATCTTACACTCGTTTTACAATGGACCCAAATGGTTTAGCTAGTGGTGCAACTAATACAATTAGACGAGACCAATTTACATTAGAAAATTATGAAGTTGCCCATTTTAGATTACTTACAGATTCAAATTATCTTCCTTACGGTAGATCTTATTTAGAACCATCTAGAAAAGTATTTAAACAATTAATGTTAATGGAAGATGCTATGTTAATTCATAGAATTATGAGAGCACCTGAAAAAAGAATATTTTATGTAAATGTGGGATCTATTGAATCTTCACAAATAGAAACATTCATGAAACAAACCATGAATAAAATGAAAAAAACTCCTCATATAGATCAAGCAACAGGAGATTATAATATGAAATTTAATGTTCAAAATATGACAGAAGATTTCTATATACCTGTTAGAAATAATGATACATCAACTCGTATTGATACTACAAAAGGTCTAGATTATGATGGAACAACAGACATTGAATATTTAAAAAATAAAATGATGGCTGCTCTTAAAATTCCTAAACCATTTTTAGGTTATGAGGAAGGAGTAGAAGGAAAATCAACACTAGCAGGTATGGACATCCGTTTTGCTCGTACAGTTGAACGTGTTCAAAGAATTGTAGAATCTGAATTAACTAAAATTGCATTAGTACACTTATATTCACAAGGTTTTAATGATGAAGACTTAGTTGATTTTTCTTTAGAATTAACTACCCCATCAATTATTTATGAACAAGAAAAAATAGAATTATTTACTTCTAAAACAGCTGTAGCTCAACAAATGATAGATGGTAAAATAATGAGTAAAGATTGGGTTTATGAAAATGTATTTGGTTTATCACCAGATCAATATAACCAACAAAAAGAAGAAATTCTTGAAGATTCAATGAATTCTTTTAGACTTAACCAACTTGAAAATGAAGGAAATGATCCAGTAGAATCAGGTATTTCTTATGGTACTCCTCATGATTTAGCATCATTATATGGTAATAAAAGAGATAAATCGGTAGGACCAGCTCAAGTCCCTACAGGATATGATGAAAAAGATCCAGGTAGACCAGTAGAACGACCTCAAAGATACCAATCTGATAAGAGTAACTTTAGTAGAGATCCATTAGGAAAAACAGGATTAGCTCCAGATAAAATAGAAAAATTATCAGATGGAAATAAAATTTCAACACTTGAAACAGCACAGCTTAAAAAATCTCTTCAAAAAATTCGTAATAAAAAGCAAATTTTAAAAGAAGAAAATAATAAAGGGATGTTATCTGAAAAAAATATTAAGCCTCAAGAATAGGTTTATATTTATATACGATAAATTCGAATTTATAAAAAATGAAAGTAAAACATTCTAAGTATAAAAATACTGGAATATTATTTGAGCTTTTAACTAGACAGTTAACCTCTGATACTATTGCAGGAAATCATCCAAAATCCCTGTCTTTTTTAAAAAAACATTTTAATAAAAAAACAGAATTGTTAAAAGAGTATAAAATATACCATACTCTAGCTACTCAAAAATACAATAAAGATAGTCAAGCTACAATGTTAATTGAAACATTGATAGAGGTACATGAAAAGTTAAATAAAAGTCAATTAAGAAGAGAAAAGTATAATTTAATTAAAGAAATTAGAGACACGTATAATGTAAATGATTTTTTTAAAGCTAAAATTACAGATTATAAAGTAATGGCATCTATTTTTAACTTATTAGAAAATAAAGAAGCTACACCATTATCTATAGTTGATTCTAAAACAACTATTTTAGAACATATTACGGGAAAACAATTACCTAATATGAAAAAGAACGTTGTCTTAGAAAATTTTAGTAAACAAGATAAAAACACAAGATTACTTACGTATAAAGTTATACTTGAAAAATTTAATGACAAATATAGTGGTTTACAAGATAACCAAAAAACATTACTAAAAGAATATGTTAACAGTGTTACTAACAGTCCTGCTCTTAAATCTTACATCAACCAAGAAATTAAAGAAGTTAAAAAAACACTTACAAAATATTCTAAAAAAGTTGAGGATAAGGCAATAGAAATAAAATTACAAGAAACAAAAGATCTTATTAAACCACTATCTAAAAAATCATCTGTAAACGATGATAATGTTATTAACTTACTTAACTATTATGAATTAGTAAATGAGTTGAAAACAATCCATGGTTAGTCTTTTAGAAATATATAATATAAAAGAATCTGTTTTTAATGAATTAAAATCAGATAGAGATCCTGCTAGAGGAAATAAAGGTAAAAGTAAAGCTTCCCC